AACATTAAATTATTTATTAGGAAGTAGTACTTTAGGTGCAAGTTTAATTGTTATGGCAATAATTAGATTAAGTAGAGAAATAATATTTGCTGATGAATTAAGAACAGAAAGAACAGCTAAATATTTGATACAAACTAAATCTGAAAATATAAAACAATTAAGTTATGTATCTCATACAATAAAAAATATACAAAATATAAATAAAAATTTAAAAAATAATCCAACACCTATGATGGAAAAATGTTGTAAATTACAACTTCAAAGAATGGGTTTATTAAAATTAAAAGCAGAATATAGAAATATAAAAAAACAAGAACCTACTTTATTAAGAAATTCATTTTGTAATAAACAATTAATAAATCAAAATCAAATCATTAAAAAAAATATATCAAATGATTTAAAAATAAAAAATGATATGAAATATATGAAACAAAAAAATGGTTCAACATTATTAAGAAATAAATATTGTCATATGCCAATTTAAAAATGAAAATTAAATTTTATAATTATTTTTATTTATATTTTTATTTATATTTTTGTTTATATTTTTATTTATTACAAATCATATAATAATTATCAACTTTTTGTAAAACAATCATCATAAAATTATGAATTAATTGATATTTTTTTTTATTAAATATTTCATTTATTTTTTTAGGAATAATTGTTATATTATTTAAATCATCGTGATTAATTAATTTTAATTCTAATAATGATGTACTAAATATTTTATAATATACATCATCTGGTAAATCTTTAATACTTATAATATTATTGTTAAATTTATTTAATAATTTTTCCTCATCCATATTTTATTTATTAATTAATTAATTTTTAAAAATATATAGTAATAATCAATTTTAATTTATTTTTTAAAATTATAAATGCTTTGTAAATATAAAGATGCCTTAGGAAAACCAAAAGAAGGACTTCATAAATATAGAATATTTAATATAGCCATAGTTGATGTATTATTGACAATAGCAGTTGCATATATAATTTATTTATTTAATCCAAAAATTAATTTTTTCATTATTTTATTTTGTTTATTTATTTTAGGAATTATTTTACATAGACTTTTTTGTGTGCGCACAACAATTGATAAATTATTATTTTGAATAAAATAATAAAAAAATATTTTCAATAAAACAATTTTTATTTATTTTTTTTTCATATTTATTATTTATATCTTCATAAGTATAGTAATTATTTACATATTTTTTTTTACAATGTAGCCATTTTTTTTTGCGAGTTAAGAATAAGTTCATATACAATAAATAAATATAAATATAAATATATAAAATGATTATTTATACAGATGGAATTTTTGATTTATTTCATAGAGGACATATTGAATTTTTGAATAACATTAAGAAAAAATATCCAAACACAGAATTAATAGTAGGAATTATTAATGATAATGATTCAACAGATTATAAAAGAAAACCTATATATAATGAAGAAGATAGATATACAATTATAGAAAATTTAAAATGTGTTGATAGAATAATAAAAGATGCACCTTTAATTATAAATGAAGAGTTTATAAATAATAATAAAATAGATTTAATAGTGCATGGATTTTCAAACTTAGAAGATAGTGAAAAACAAAATGAATTTTTTGAAATACCAATAAAACTTAATAAATTTGAAACATTACCATATTATTCTAAAATATCAACAACAGAAATAATAAAAAAAATAAAAAAATATTAATAATATATATGCCAGAACCATTTAATAATAAGTATTCATTGGATAATTATATTTATAATGCTATTAATCAATTACCTAAATCTTATTGTGTATTAGAACCAAATTATATAACTTTATTTAATTATTTAATATCATTTTTAGTATTATATTTATTTTATTATGATAAATCTATAATAGTAATAATTCTATTAGCAATATTTAGATCATTTTTAGATATATTAGATGGTGCTATTGCAAGAAAATGTAATAAATATAGTGATTTAGGTCATAAATTAGACAAATATGGAGATTTATTTTATAATTTATGTTTGTTATTAATAGTTATTTTAAAAATAAAAAATAATATATATTTATTATCAGTTTTATTTATATTATTTGTAATTTTATTAGTTTATTTTATTTATTTATTTATAATTAATAGAAATAGAAATAATAAAATAATTAATCTATTTTATGATAATTTATTACATGATAATACAATATTAATTTATCCATTATTATTATTATTATATTATTATCTTATAAGCAAATTTCCAAATAAAAATAAATAAAATAATATTATACATTTACAATATTATATTCTGAAATTTATAATTATTAAAATAAAAATATATAAGTAATAATTATGAAATGTGCTTATGCAACATTATTAACTGATGATAATCAAGATTTCATTTATAATATAATATTAGCATTAAGTTTAATAAAAAGTAAAACAAAACATGATATAATATTATTATATACATTAAATGTACCTCAATATAAATTAAATATTTTTAGTAAAATATATACTAAATTAATTAAAGTTGAGCATGTAAGAACATCACAACAATTTTTTGTAGATTTAACATATTTTTTTACAAAATTTCAAGTATTTAATTTAACATCTTATGATAGAATATTATATTTAGACAAATATCAATATATATCTAAAAATATTGATTATATTTTTAATTTTAAGTATCCAGCAGGTTTTTGTTATAAAGATAAATTTAAAAGAACTCATATGTTTTTAATTAAACCAAATGAAGAAATATATGAAAAAATATTAAATGAAGTTGATCATGCTAATTTAGAAAAAAAATATATGGATAAACATATATTAAATTCATTATTTCCTAAAATTAATTGTTTTTCTTCAAATTTAGATTTTCAAAAATATTTAAGAATGATAAATAATAATCAAGAACAAACAAATATTAATTATAAACAATTAAGTATTATTGATTATAATTTTATAAAAAAACCATTTACATTTATTGGTCATTCTTTAAATAATAATTTTAGTAAATATCAATATTTATATGTACCATGGTTAAAAATATATATGAAATTATATAAACAATATAAAAAGAAAAATATAAATTTATTTGATATTTATTCAATTATATCAAATGATTATGAAAAATATTTAAAATCACAATTTCCTAATTTAAAAAAAATAAAATTAAATAAAGATTTACAAGAAAAATTAAATATAAAATTAAATAATATAATTAATAATTATTTTACTTTTAATGAAGTCATTGATTATTTAAGAAATAATGAAATTAAAATTTTTATTTATGGTGGTACATTAAGAGATTTATATGGAAATGTAGAAATAAAAGATATTGATTGTGTATATATAGGTTATTATAAAGATATTTATAAAATATTAAAAAAAAATAAATTAATTGAATTTAAACAAGGTGCTTTTAAAAAATATTTTGATATTGAGCATGATGAAATGGAATTAAGTAATATTGATGTATTTAGAAAATCATTAGACGGTCCATGTAATGCTTTAATTTATGATATTGATACAAAATATGTTTATGATTTAACTGGATATGGAATAGAAGATTCTAAAAATAAAATATGGAGATTAAATCCAGGAGATACATATGAAGAATGGTCAAATGATCACAATTGTTTAATACATAGAATGTATAAAATGATGAATAAAGGATTTCAAGTACCAAGAAAAGATAGAATTTTTATATATAATGAATTATATTATGAAAAAAAAGATAGAAGTTATTGGTTTTATTTAAATAGATTTGTAGATGATGAATTTACTAATTATATTTCAAAAGATATAAATAGTTTGAATTTAAAATATAGTGGAAAAGAATTTATTCAACATATTAAAAAAATATTAAAAAAATTTGATATATTAAATAAACAGGAAAATTTTAATAAATTAAATAATTTAATAAATAAATAAATTAAATAATTTAATAAATAAATAAATTAATTAAAATAATTAAAATAATTAATATTTAATTTAATTAAAATAATTAATATTTAATTTAATTAAAATAATTAATATTTAATTTAATTAAAATAATTAATAATAAATAAAATATAACCTTTTAAGGTTAATTTAAAAAAATATAAATAATTTTTAAAATATAATAAAATAATAATGAATTATTTTATAGGGTATTTATTTTTTTATTTTTTATTTTCAAATAATTTATTTTTTTCTATTTCAACTTCTATTTCTAATCATGAATTATTACCATATTTTCAATTATACAATATTTCAAATTTAGATTTAGAAACAAAATCAAATAAACAAAAAAATAAAAAACATCATTTACGAAAAAATAATTTCATAAAATTAAAAACTACAAATACCATTCATCTAAAAGGACCTATTAATGAAAAAACCGTTAATAAATTTTTATTAGATTTTAATCTACAACAAAATAAAGATAATTTGTATATTTTTATTGATAGTCCTGGTGGTACTGTTGAAGACGGTTATAAAATTATTACCGAATTTCAAAAATATAATGTTTCTTGTATTGCAGATAAAGCTTATAGTATGGCTTTTGCCATTTTTCAATCATGTAATGAACGTTTTATATTACCTCATGGTAAATTAATGCAACATCAAATAAGCTTAGGAATTATTAATGAATTAGGAAAAATAAAAAACTATATTGATTACATTTTACAAATTGAAGAAGAACTTCTTAACATTCAGTCATCTAAAATTGGTATAACACCTGATGATTTAAAAAATAAAACAAATAACGAATGGTGGATGTTTGGTAAAAATGCATTGCACGAAAATTGTGCTGATAAAATAGTTAATATTGAATGTACTGATGAATTAATTCAAGAAACATATATAATTAATGACAGTTCTTATTATTATATATACTCTAAATGTCCAATTATTCCAAATTATTTAGAAAAAATAGAAATAAGTTCATAAATTTATACTTTATCAATTAATCCATAGTTTTTCATAAAAGCATCACTATTTGTATCTCTTCCTCTAAATTCTTTAAATACTTTTAATGGATTTGTTCCTCCTCCCTTTCCTAATATTGTATTTCTAAATTTCATTCCCATTTCTTTTATTTTTTCATCATTATCTAGTCCAACTTCTTCAAAAGCACTAAATGCATCTAAAGACATAATTTCAGCCCAAATATAACTATAATATCCAGCAGAATATCCACCACTAAATATATGTTCAAAGGAACATAAAAATCTATCTTCTTTATCAATATTTTTAACTAAATATTTTCCTGCAATTTTCTTTTCAGCTTTATAAATATCATCTATTTTATTGCTATAAACATATAAATCTAACATACTAAAATAGATTTGTCTATTAATTCCATTTGCCACTTGAAATGTTTTTTGTTCCATTAATTTATTATATAATTCTTCGGGTAATGATTTACCTGTTTGATAATGTTTAGCAAAACTCATTAATGTCTTTTTATGATAACACCAATTTTCCATAAATTGTGAAGGTAATTCAACAGCATCCCATTCAATTCCATTAATTCCTGATGCTTCTCCTTCATCAACATTTGTAAGCATATGTTGTAATCCATGTCCAAATTCGTGAAATAATGTTTCCATTTCTCCTATTGTCATTAATGATGGTTTGCTATTTAATGGAGGTGTTCCATTTAAAATTAAATAAGCAACTGGTTTATGTTTTAATATTTTACTTCTTCTAACACATTCATCCATCCATGCACCTCCCTTTTTTTCTTCTGGACGTACATACGGGTCTAAATAAAAAGATGCTATTTCATTATTTAAATCTTCATTATCATAAACTCTAAAAAATTTAACATCATTATTCCAAATATCAATCTTCTCACTAATAACATCAACCTCTTTAATTCTTATATTAAATAATTTATGTACTAATTCAAATAAACCATTTAATACATTTTCAAATACTAAATATTCTCTAAATTTTTCTTCGTCAAATTCTAATTTTTCTTTTTTTAATTTTTCTACATAATATGGTATATCCCAATAATCTAATTTTTTTAATTGAAAATAATCTTTTATTTCTTGAATATCCTCTTTTCCTTTTTTCTTTGCCTTTTTTGATATATTATTTATTAATTTATTTATTTTTTTTTCTGTAGCAATTTTATCTACTAACGATAATTCAACATAATTTTTATAACCTAATAATTCAGAATTTTGTTGATGTAAATTTAATATTTCAAATATTAAATCAGTATTATTATAATTACCAAAACTTGCCTTTTTAATACTATCTTTGTATAATTTTTTTCTTTTTTTAGAATCTGGATAATATGTTAAAAATGGAATTAATGATGGACTATCAAGACTAATAACCCATGGACCATTTTCAGGAGTTGATTTCATTTTATTTTTTATAGCATTCTCTGAATATAATTCAAGTGCATTTATTGGTAATTGTTTCATATTTTCATCTTTTTTAATAATCATTTTATAATCTTTAACAGCATCTAATACATTATTTCTAAATTTTGTTTCTAAATCACCTAACTTTAATTGTATATCTAAATATATTTTCTTTTTAGTTTCATCTAAATTAACACCACTTAAAGTCATACTTAATAAATTATGATCAACAATTCTTTTTTGAATTCCATTTAATTTTTGCTTTTTTGCCTTTTCAAAACACTCAAATAATATTTTTGATTGAGCAATAGTATTACCATTTTTAATAATATCCGGTTGAACTTTATCAAAAACCTTTCTTAATTCTTGATTATTTTTTACACTAGTTAAATGAGAAATAATTCCCCAATAATAATGTAATGGATATCCAATTTTTTCTAATTCATAAACACATAATTTATAATAATCTTTTGAAGCATTTTCCATTTTATTTTCAAGTTCTTTAAAATCTTTTTCTATTTTTTCTATTGATATTTTTACATTATTTTCAATTTCATTAACATCAATTTTTGAAAATAAAGGTAAATTATTAGTTGATATAGTATTTAAATTCATATAATGAGTATTATTAATTCTTTTTTAAATTGAAAATAATTTTCAATTAATAAATTAAATTAATATATTATAATATTTATAAATGAAATATTTTTTATCATTAACAGCAATTATTAAAAATGAGGATTATTTAGAAGAATTTATAATATATTATATGATAATGAAACAACAATACCATTAAAAAATAAATATTTACATCATATAAAATCATTTTTTATTAAATATAATATTTCATTAAAAAAATAATAATTTAAATGTATTCATTGAATAAAAATAAAATAGTAAAAGTAAAATAATATAAGTATTTTGAAATATCAGAATAAAAAAAATAATATATATCAATATTAAACAATAAGCAAAAAAAGAATAAATTAAAAATTGAAATAAAATGTAAAAATAGTAAATAAAATAAAAAATAAAACATATTTACAATTTATATTTATTTTTTAAATAAATAAAAATAAAAATAAAAATAGAATAATATATGGATATTGAAAATATAAATAATATAAATAATATATCTATAATTGATTATAATACAACATTAAATTTATTATTATATTCAATAATAATCTATAAATTAAGTATTGATGAAATATATAATATTAATAATAAAAATAATATATTAAAAAATCATTTTAATAATTTAGATTATAATAATTTAGATTATAATAATTTAGATTATAATAATTTAGATTATAATAATTTAGATTATAATAATTTAGATTATAATAATATATATAATAATGATGATAAATTATTAAAAATATTTTATTGTGATATTACAAATATATTATGTATGTTAATTAAAAATAATAAAGAAAAAAAAATAAAAATTATATTTAGAGGTACAATAAATATAAAAAATTTATATTATAATTTAAATATTCAATTAAAAACAATAGATTTTTTAGAAAATAAAAATATAAAAATTCATGAAGGTTTTTATAATCATTTTTTTGAAACAAAATTATATATAAAAATAAAAAATTTTTTAACAGAAATAGATGTAAAAAATTATTTATTTCAATTAAGTGGACACAGTTTAGGTGCGAATCTATCAATATTATGTGGATATTTTTTATCTTATATTTTTTATGAAAATAAAATTTTAATATTATCATTTGGGTCATCAAAAATTGGAAATAAATATTTTAAAGAATCTTTTGATAATAGAGATAATATTTTATGTTATAGATTTATTAATGAAAATGATTATATAAATAATTTACCTCCAATTGATTATTGTCATATTGGAATACCAATAAAATTAAAATCAAAAAAAAGTAATACAAATAATTTAAATTTATTTGAATGTCATTCTTATAATCATTATTTAAATAATTTAATAAAATCAAAATGGTAATCAAATTGTAAATTATAAAATATATATAAAATATAAATAAAATAATTAATTTAAAAATAAAAATAGAATAATAAATATGGAAAATGTTTATACTTGTATTAGATGTTCATTTCAGACTAATAAAAGAAGTATAATAGTTAAACATCTGGAAAAAAAATATAAATGTAAAAAAAAAAGTACTATTTATTTTGTACATAATGATTTATTAAATGAAATAACATTACATTCGTATTATATAAATGAAAATAATAATGAAAATAATAATGAAAATAATTTTCAATGTACAAATTGTTTAAAAATATTTACAACAAAATTTAATTTAAATAGACATGAAAGTAAATGTACAACAAAGAATAAATCAAATTTATTAGTAAAATATAAATTAATTACATATTTAGAAATAAAAAAATATTTAACTGATTTTTATAAATTAACAACGTTAAAATATTTAGATGAAAATAAATCAATATTATCTTTTCATAAACCTTGGAATTTAAATCACATAGATTTATTAACAAAAAAATTATTATATATATCAAATGATAAATATACAGATTTATTGAGAAAAATATTAGAAAATGATAGAAATATGAATGTTATATATGATAAAAATGAAAATTATGGATATATTATTAATAATTTAAATCAATTAGAATTAATAAAAAAAGATAAAATTGTTAGTCAAACAATACAAAAAATATTATTTATTTTTGAATTATTTAAAAATGAATTAAAAGATAATAATACAATTATTGATAAAAATTTATTATTTAAAGAAACAGTAATTATTGATGACAAATATAATTTATATTTAAGTAATCAATTTGTAAAATCAAAAGTTGAAAATATTATTTTAAATATATATAATGAAAAATTTTGTGAAATGCAGTTAAATGCTTTTAATGAATTAAATAAAAATATAGGTTTCTAAATAATTTAACTTAAAAATATATTTATAATTATATATTATAAGTATGTTATTTTATATAATTTTTTTTTATTTATTATATAATACTAAATCATTTATTTTTGAATCTAATTCATATAGTATAAAATCTAATTTAAGAATGAATAACCAAAATTTTGAACTTGAACCAATAAATGAATTATATAAACAAATTAATAATAAAAAAATTGATCAAATATATATATCAAATGATTTAAAAGAAATATATATAAAAGAAAAAAATAATTTAAATGATGAAATATCTAAAAAAAATATTAAATTAATTGAAAGTAATCCATATTTAACAAATAAATTAATAGAGAAATCAGAGCAAAATGAAATTAATACATTTATTATGAAAGAACCACAAAATATATTACAAAGTGGTTTTAATGTAATATCTGGATTTGTTAATGATTTTATAATACCATCAATATTTTTATCAATATTTATATCATATATTCGTTTATTTTTTCTAGGAAATAAGTTTAATACTGGAGGTTCTAATGGTTCAGGAATGAATCCGTTTCAAATGAATTTTAATAAAGATATTCAGAAAGATAAAGAAAACATGATAAAAGCAAATATAACATTATCTAGTTGGGCAGGAAGTGAAGAAATATTTCAAGAAGTTATAGAAGTAGTATCTTATTTAAAAAATGAAACAATATATAAAAATGCTGGAGCAGAAATACCTAAAGGTATATTATTAGAAGGACCACCAGGAACAGGAAAAACTTTATTAGCAAAAGCCATTGCTAGTGAATGTAATGCTAATTTTATATCTATTGCTTCAAGTGAATTTGTTGAAGTATTTGTTGGTTTAGGAGCATCTAAAGTAAGAGATTTATTTAAAAAAGCAAGAGATAATAAACCATGTATATTATTTATTGATGAAATAGATTCAATTGGAAAGCAAAGAGGAACTGGAATAAATTTAGGTAATGATGAAAGAGAGCAAACATTAAATCAATTATTAGCTGAAATGGATGGATTTAATGAGAATGATGGAATAATTATATTAGGTGCTACAAATAGGAGAGATGTACTAGATAGTGCATTATTACGTCCTGGTCGATTTGATAGAATCATAAATATTCCATTACCAGATAAAAATGCTAGAATAAAAATATTAAAAATATATGGAAATAAAAAAAAAATAGAAAATGATATTTCATATGATTTATTAGGAGAATTAACAAGTGGATTTTCAGGTGCACAAATAAAAAATTTAATGAATGAAGCAGCAATAAATGCCGCTAGAGAAGGTAAAACAATAATTAATCAAAAAAATATAGAAGACGCTGTAGAAAAATTAGTTGTAGGAATAATAAAAAAAGATGATTTACGTTCAACAGAAACAATTAAAAGAGTAAGTATTCATGAAATAGGACATGCATTTATAACGGCATATTTTAAAAAATATTTTGATTTAAAAAAAGTTAGTATAGAAAATACATTTAATGGTGTTGGAGGATATACATTATTTAATGAAAAATCTGAAATTATAGAAGGTGGATTATATACAAAAGATTTATTAAAGAAACGTTTAATGATTGCGATGGGTGGAAAAGCTGCAGAAACATTATATTATGGTTATGAGCATGTTTCATTAGGTGCTATTCAAGATTTAAAACAAGCAAACTCACTAGCACAAAATATGATAGGTAATTATGGAATGGGTAAAGAATTAATGGTATTTTATAATGAAGAAACAGAAACTGGTAGAAATCCATTTTTGGGAAGAAGTTTAGGAATGGGAGCAAAATATAGTGATAAAACAAAAGAAATTTTTGATAAAGAAGCATTAGATTTAGTTAAAGAAGCATTTGAAGATGCTTTAGATTTATTAAATGCAAATAAAGTTATAATAGATAAATTAATTGATAAATTAGAAAAAAAAAAAATATTAAATACTGAAATGGTAATGAATACAATGATAAATTTTGAAGAATAATTATAAATTAATAATTATGATGTTTAAAATAATAACTATAAGGATTATCAACATCAATTATTAATACAATTTTATAAGTATTATCTTTTTTTATCAATTGATGAGGATAAGTATCATCAAAAATAAATGGTTTATTGTATTTTATTTTTTTATTTAGTATTTCTAAATAGCATTTATTTATATCTTTAACAATAATAGGGAAATGATATCTTAAAACACCATTATAAGGACCCTTATGGTAATTAATTTTTATTTTTTTTTCCATAATACTAAAAAAACATGTTTTAATATTTTTATATTTAATTAATAATTTTTTAATTGTATTGAGATTATTTAAATTTTTATTAAAAATTTTTTTATAAAATTTAAATCTTATATATTTATACGATTTATTTTTATCTAACAAAGATGATGTATCATGAGCGTAATCTATTAAAAATTTATTTTTATTAACTTTATATTCATCAATTATTTTTTGTTTATTTTTAATTAAAAATTTATGAAAATTAAAATCTTCAGGATTAAAAATAATTCTATTTTCATATAATCTATAAATAGAATTATGAAAACCATTAAATAAAGATATAGGAAAATTATTAATATAATAAGATTTAAAATTATAATCAATTAAAAATTTTCTATCAGTTTCAAATAAAAATATAAATATAACAAAAATTAAAATTATTAAAAAAAATATTAATTTATAATTCATTTTTTTTTTATTTTATATATATATAAATAATGCCAGGTTATAACTCTAATAATTCTAGCGAAATGGAAAGTTTTAAAAATATAAATAATAATTCAAATAAATTAAATATAATTATATTATTATTAACTATTATTATGTTATTGAATTTATATTCTTGTTTTAAATAAATTAATAAATTATATATAATTTTTAAAAATTAATAATAAATATTTTATTTATTATTTTTATTAAATCAAATTCAATATATTTATGATATTTATTATGTATAAATATAAATTTGTAATTATTATTCATTTTTTTATTAAAATCTAAAATTACAAAAAATAATTTAATTTTTATAAATTTTTCAATTTCATTTTCTTCTATTAATTTTACATTAAAATTTATATTTTTATTGATTAATATACTAAATTTATAATCATTTATAATAATAAATGGTTTTAAATATACAAATTTATTTTTATAACAAAAATCATAATCATTTTTTAGTTGATTACGATGATTTTTATTATTATAATAACCATCATAAAATGTATTTAATAATACTTTTTGTTCATTATCTTCTATTCTACAATTTAAATAATTTTTATTTGGTTGTTTTACTACATGTTTTAGACAAATAGTTTCATTTTTAAAATGCTCATAAAATAAACGTGGACCACTAGGATGTAAAGGACATAAACCATAAAAATTATTATTAACATTATTAACAATATTGTTAATTATATATTTAAAATTAATATTTTCTGGAGAGCTAATAATTAACGAATTAAATAATAAATCACTTTTTATATCCAAACAATATAAATTATCATTATTTTCATTTAATAAATCATCAAATGATTTTCTAACTAAATATTTATTATCTAAATAAATTCCTCCATTTTTATAAATAATTAGATATCGAAATAAATCTGCTTTATAAGCTACAGGGTATAAAATATCATATGCATTTAATATAGTTTCATTATAGTATGTTTTAATAAATTCTCTACATTCTATATCATTATAAAAATAATATTGATAGTCAGGATTAAAATCAATAAGTGATTGAACACAATTATAATGAGAAAAGTTATGATAATTATTATTTTTATAAGTTTGAAATATTTTTTTAGGAATTTTTAAAATTTTATTTTCTTTTTTTATTAATTTAATTTTTGTTTTTAAATTTATTAATTTATAATTTTTTGTACATGAACCTAAACTTAATATTTCATAATTTTTATTTGTTTCGTTTATTTCAAATGTATCTTTTATTTTAAATAATTTTAATTGTATTTCTTCTTTCCATCCTAAATTATAATTATTAAATTTTCTTAATATAATTTTACATTTATAATCGTTTAAATAATAAATAATAAAATTAAAATCATCATCTATATTTAAAAATTCATAATTATTAATAATAAAATTATAATTTCTTTTATCAATAAAAGAATTTATTAATAATTCCATATATTTTATAAAAAATAATTTAGTTAAATTAAACTATTTTTATATCTTAAAAATAATTATACTTATATTTTTATATTATTATAAATTATAAATAATGAATTATAATCGATTATCAGATATTTTAAAAAATAATTATCGAAGAAATAATATATTAATAGATGATAATTATAAAAAAAAAGATAATAATGGTTATCAAAATATTAGTATTGGCTCATTTTGTTTAAATAATAATGAAATTTCTCATAATAATACTGCTATAGGTTTTAAATCTTTATTAAATTCAAAAGGTAAATATAATACTTCTATTGGTGCTTTAAGTGCTCAAACATTAATAAATGGAGAAAAAAATGTAATTATTGGAAAACATGCAGATGTTGATTTTGAAAATTCATTAAATAGAATTGTAATAGGTCAAGGTGCTATTGGTTTTCATGATAATAGTGTTACTTTAGGTAATCGTTATGTTAAAAATATTTATATGTCCCAAAATAATAGTGCTGAAATTCATTGTGGAGGAATATATATTTATAATTCTTCATCTAAATTTATATATAAATTTCCAAAAAATGATGGTTTAGATGGACAATTTTTAAAAACAGATGGTAATGGTAATTTATCATGGAATTATCAAAATAGTCAACAAATACACGAACATAGTAATTCAATAGCACAATTAGATACAGGTTATAATTTATCAATGGGAATTGAAGCATTAAAAAATATTAATGCTGGAACTTATAATTGTGCATATGGCTATCAATCATTATTAAATTTAACATCAGGAAATAAAAATGTAGCATTAGGTGCTTTATCAGGAAATTATTTAGAAAGTGGTTCTCAAAGTGTTTTTTTAGGATATAATACTAGATCTTTTTCAAATCAATCAAATAATGAAGTTGTTATTGGTTATGAAACAAAAGGTTTAGGTTCAAATAAAGCTGTTATTGGAAATAAAGATATTACACATTTTTGGTGTTCTGAAGATGGAGGTGCATTAGTATATGGTAGTTCTTTTATTACTACATCAGATAGAAGATATAAAACAGAAATTAATAATTTAAATATTGGATTAGATTTTATTAATAAATTAAATCCAGTATCTTTTAAATGGAAAAAAGATAAAATTAAAGGAGAAATAAGACTTGGTTTTATTGCACAAGAAGTTGAAGAAACAATGAATTTTTTTAACATGAAAGAAGAAGATTATTTATTAGTTGATTATGATAAAGATTGTGATAAATATAGTTTAAATTATACAGAATTCATTTCACCTATTATAAAATCTATTCAAGATATATATGTTGATTATAATAAAAAATTTGAGATTAATAATAAATATTTAAATTCTTTAGATAATAAAATTAAATTATTAGAAAAACAAAATGTTAATCAACAATTAAATATAAAAGAAGAAAATAAAAATATAATACAAAATATACAAAATATACAAAATATACAAAATAAACAAAATAAACAAAATCTTGATAATAATAAAAAAACAAATGAACAATTAAAATTATTAGAAGATAAAATAAAAGTATTACAATCTAAAGAAAAAGCTAAAGAACAAAATGAAGAAAATAATAAAAAAACAAATGTACAATTAAAATTATTAGAAGATAAAATAAAAGTATTACAATCTAAAGAACAAGCTAAAGAACAAAATGAAGAAAATAATAAAAAAATAAATGAACAATTAAAATCATTAGAAGATAAAATAAAAGTTTTACAATCTAAAGAACAAGAAAAAGAACAAAACGAAGAAAATAATAAAAAAATAAATGAACAATTAAAATCATTAGAAGATAAAATAAAAGTTTTAGAAACAAAAGAACAAAACGAAGAAAATAATAAAAAAATAAATGATGAATTAAATAAAATTAAAGAAAATATAAAAGTTTTAGAAACAAAAGAACAAAACGAAGAAAATAATAAAAAAATAAATGATGAATTAAATAAAATTAAAGAAAATATAAAAGTTTTACAAACTAAAGAACAAGAAAAAGAATTAAATATTAAAATTCAAAATTTATCAATACATGATGAAAATGAAAATTTTAAATATAAATTTCCGGAAAATGATGGTTTAAATAATCAAATATTAAAAACTGATGGAAAAGGAAATTTAACTTGGATAAATAAAAATGATGAAAATAAATTATTAAATGAAAGTAATAATAATTTAACAATAGGTCAAATAACAACAAAAAATATTTATATGGGTGTTGATGGTTCGGGAAGCATTCATACTTCCGGATTATCATTATATAATAATAATAATAAAATATATTCATTACCAAAAATAGATGGACAAAAAGATCAAATATTAAAAACAGATGGTAATGGAACTCTAACATGGGAATATGAAAATAAAAACGAAGATATACTTAATATTGAAAAAGACAATCTGACATTAGGAAATTCATCAATAAAAAATATATATATGTCCTGTGATGCGACTGCAAAAATTCATTGTTCAGGTTTAGACATTTATAATAATAATAACAAAGTTTATTCCTTACCTAATTCAGATGGATTAAATAATCAAATTTTAAAAAGTGATGGAAATGGAAATTTAAGTTGGAAAGAAGAAAAGGTAAATGATTTTTTTCATAATTCAAATATATTTTTAACAAATGAATTAAATAATGAATTAATTAATTATTCAAATAATGGGAATAATAATATATTAATAGGAAATAATCATGATTTAACAGAAACAAATAATTCAATGAACCAAATATTGATTGGTAATCAATCAAAAGGAATATCAAATAATTCAATTACATTAGGAAATAATGAAATTAAAGATATTTATATGGGTTCTAATAAAAATGCTTCTATTCATTGTGGAATAATAAATACTCAGAGTATAAATTATTATACTAATGATTCAGAAATAGTTGATGATTTAGATTTAGTATATGAAGCACAAGATATAATAAATGGTATTATAAAAAGAAGGTGTAATGGAGAAAATCGTTTTGATACATTAGATAGTGCTAAAAATATAATAAATTTAATAAAAAATCCATATATTGGACAAACATTTGAATTTATTATTGTAAATATTAGTAAAGGAAATTATAATGTTAATATAAAAACAGATGGTTCTATAATAAAATATGGTTATTTAAATATTCGACAAAATGAAGCAAAAAAATATATTTTAAGAATTATAGATTTAAGAAAAGATCATGAAAGTATGGAATTATATGGATTATCTTGAAAAAATATAATTATTTAAAAAAAATATTTTATTAATTATTTTTGAATTTTTTTTTACTTTCTAACATTGGAAGAAAATACCAATACTGAACAATCATATTACCTAATAAATTTGGTAGTAAAAATTGTAATTGCATGGTTAATGTTATAAAAAACATAATGATGTTTAATAACCATACACAAATTGGATATAAATAAATAATTATAAGTGATTGATTTTTTGTGACATTTATTTCATCTACAGAAGGATTAAGTAATCTTGCTGTAATAAATCCTCTACCTACTACTGAATTAAAATATTTTGTTAATAAAGCTGTAATAAATGATACAACATAAAGTGTTATTACTTTAGACCATGAATCTAATTTAATTTTTAAAAAATGTGCATTTTCATTTGGTCCAAATTTTAAAAATTCTTCAAATGCTCCTCTTCTATCTAAACCAATAAGAATTATTGTAGCAATAATAAGAAATAATAAAATACCAACAAATGGACTACTAAAAAAATCATTAATACCTAATTTACTAAACATATATATATATTAAATATATTTTTAATTTATAGTTATTATTAATTATTATAAATATAAACAAAAATATATTAAATCAAATATTTTCTTAATTAATTATGAAATGAAGTAATAAAATATTTCAAAATATTTCAAAATATTACAAAAATATTACAAAAGATCATGAAAGTATGGAATTATATGAATTATCCTAAAGGTGGAAATTCATTCAAATCCATAACAAATTCTTTATTATTAGTATTTTTTTCTTGATATTTATTAAAATTCATTATTTTTGGTAATTGATTTAATTTATTTTTATTATCTTGATGATTAAATTCTTTTTTTTCTTGATTACTTCCTTTTATTAAAAATGAAAAAGTGCGTTCAGGTATTGTAAATTTACTTAATAAATAATTATCATTTGTACTTGGTAAAACACCTAAGTTAAAAAATAATAAACCATAATCTTTAAAAACACGCTCACTTATGTTATTAATTTCCAGAAAATTATTTTCTGGAAAGTATTTTTCTAATAGTTTTTTTTTAAAATCAATAAATTTAATATTTAAATCTTGATTAATTTCTTCAATAAATTTATTTTCATTATTTTCAAATTTATAAATTTTTATTTTTACAGACATAATTTATTTAAATGTTATTTTTTTAAATATTAATCAAAAACAAAAGTTTTAAAAAAAAAATAAAAAATGAATTTTTTTTATAAATTAACTAACATACATAATGTTATGGAATGGGAATAAAGACGAATTATTTAATCCAATTAAAGAATTATGGACATTAATAGGTTGTAAAAATATTGATGTATATGAAGAAATAAATAAAATAACACAAAAAAATTTAATAATTAACACATATAATCCATATATAGATAATGCTTGTTTTCATACCATAAATTATTATATGAATATTAATTTATGTGCGTTTATTAATTTAAATCAGAAACAATCATATGTTTATTTTAAACATTATTTAAAAGAAACTCACGCTTTATATGGAATTAAAACAATCAAAGTACCTCTCGATAGTGTATATAAAATATTATATCAAATACAATATCAGGAATTATTTAATTATTATGATTTATTAAAAGCTATACATAATGATTATCCATTTTTAGAGAAATTTAAAAGTGAAGATGAAATAGAAATAAACATATTATTATTAATAAATAAAAATAATAGAAATATTATATTAAATCAAAGTGATACATTTATTTCTTTATATTCAAATACATCATATAAAAAAAAAGTTATGTCATCAATATTTTACAATGAAAATTCATTAAAATTTATTGAAATGCAGAATTTAAAAAAAGTATTAAGTTCTCAATATATAGATAATATACAAGAATTTGAAGAATTAAAGCAAAAAATACTAAAATATGATTATATTACTCAAGAAAATATGATGTTAAATAGTTCAATCATTTTAATGCTAATGGGTATGCGTATAAATAATGATATTGATATGTATATACATAAGGTAGAAAATCATGAAAACATAGCTGATGATTTTAGAGAAATTAGGAAATTAGATTTTGTTATTAAAGATACAGAATTTATGCCAAGTCATTGGAATACATGGTTAGATGAATGGGCACAAAAATGTGGAGCAAAATATTTTGAAGAAATAGTAGGATTTAATAATTATCATTTTTATTTTTGTGGAATTAAATTTATGTGGCTTAATGTAGATATACAAAGAAGAATAACAAGAGCAAGACCAGCATCTATTGCTGATTTAATAATGTTAAACAAAGTATATTTTATGAATATTAAATTACCAATTATTCCGAATACATTTTTTGAATATAAAAAAGTTGAAATATTAAGCGAAGAAGAAAAAACGAAATTATTAGAAAATGGAGCTATTTATGATGAAAATAATAGAGAATATAAATTAGAAAAAAATACAAATATGACAAAATTTAATAATAAAGTAAAAGAATATTTAAATACACGTTATGATATTAATATGAGTATTGATGAAATTAAAAGAATATTAAATATTGGAATAAAACCAAAAATTAAATTAAAAATTAAAAAATAATTGAACTTAAAAACAAAAAAACAAAATAATAGAATAAACAAATGAAACCAATTATTATTTATAAAAATTTTTTTTTATCTATATTTATATATTTATTTTTTAATGAAATAAATTCATATAATTATAATATAAATTTTAACAATAATAATCATTATCAGAAAAATATAAATCATTTAGATAATGAAAATATTAAGAATTTAGAAAGATTATTTTATTTGCGAAATAATAAATATTCGCCATATAAAAATATTATTTATTCTAAATATAAATCTCAAAATATTAATGTGACCGAATTATTAGAAGAATTAAAAAATGATGATGAAGACAATAATAAACTACAAGATCAAAAAATTAAAGAATTTGAAGAAGCATTTAATGGTACAAATAATTTAATAGAAAATAATATATTTAATGAAAATGATAAAGTTTTAAAAAGAATGAAAAATTATACTAAAAATGGAAAAGCTAGAATAGTTTTTCCGGGTATATATGTAAAATTAAGAAATCAAAATAATACAGAAAGTGAAATAAATGATCAAGATGAAGATGATGAAGAATATCAAATATATCAAAAATTTAGAAATGCAGGAATACAAGAACAAAGAAGAAATTTAAATTTTGGAGATAATGATAATACAAAAGATACAAATTTTGAAGTAATCAAAAATAGTAAATTTAATTTTACTTCTATTGGAGGTTATTCAAATATAAAAGAGGAATTAAAACAAATATTGGATTTATTAGTTAATAAAGAAAAATATGATAAATTTAATGTAAGAATACCAAGAGGATTAATATTTGAAGGTCCTCCTGGAAATGGAAAAACATTATTGGCAAAAGGATTTTGCGGAGAAGCAAATATGAGTTTTATTCCTGTTTCTGGTAGTGAATTTACAGAAAAATATGTTGGCGTAGGAGCTAGTAGAATTAGAAATTTATTTGATACTGCTAAAAAGAATAGTCCATGTATTATATTTATTGATGAAATTGATGCTTTAGCTAGAAAACGAGGAAGTGATACTGAAAATTCTAATTCAGAAAAAGATCAGACATTAAATCAATTATTAATCAATATGGATGGTTTTCATAATGATAATAAAATATTTGTAATAGGTTCAACTAATAGAATAGATTTGTTAGATAATGCTTTATTAAGACCAGGAAGAATGGATAAAAAGGTTTATATTGGAAATCCTGATTCACATACAAGAAGAGAAATATTAGAAATACATTTAAAAGGAAAACCAATTGATAAATTAATTAATTTAGATTCAATTGTTGAAATGACTGGTGGATATAGTGGTGCGCAAATAGAAAATTTATTAAATGAAGTCATGTTGTATGTATTAAGAGATAATAGGGAATTAATAGAGTGGTCAGATTTAGAGCATATAAATAATAGAATACTAGCAGGATGGCAAGATAAAGAAAGTAAATTTAGTAAAGAAATGATAGATAGAATTATTGTACATGAATTAGGACATGCTATTGTAGGATTTTTAAGTAAAGATCATGCTAATGTTATGAAAGTTGTATTAAATATGAATTCACCGACAAGTCCTGGATATACGGTATTTGAGAGTAATGATGAAGATAGTAATATATTTACAAAGGATGGATTAATAAGTCATTTAATGGTTTTATTGGGAGGAAGAATAGCAGAAGAGATATATTATGGATATAGTGTGACAAGTGGTGCTAAACAGGATTTAGAAAAGGCATATGAATTATCTAAAACAATGATTATTAATTATGGGATGGGTGAAAAGAATATATATCCAGATTTAAGTGATAAGTCAAAATATTTAATAGATTTAGAAATAAGTAAAGTATTAATGGAGGCTAATGAGATGTCATATAAAATTATTGAAGAAAATAAAGAAGTTATAAATAATTTGATAGGAAAATTAAAAAAAAATAAATTATTAGTACCTAAAGATATATTTCAAGCAATGAATGTTAATAGTAATAAGTCTAAATATTTTTATGAAAATAATCAATATTATAGAATGTTAAAAGAAAAAATTTAATGAACTAAATAAATTAAATAAATAAAATAAATTAAAAATAGTTATTTATATTTTTTTTTATGATTAAGTTATATATGATATATATTATTATATTATTATTACTTATATTATTTATAATAATAAATAAATATATAATTAATTATCAAAATATAAATTCTGAAATAAAAGAATATTATACAAATGAAAAAATACCATATATATTATTTAAAACTGGACCATATGATATACCTACAAATGAATTAGAAACTATTTTTAATAAAAATAAAGAAAAATTAAAAATCAAAAAAGTATATTATTATAATGATAAAGAATGTTATCAATTAATAAAAAGTATGGGATATAATGTTTTAAAAGCTTATAATATGTTAATACCAACTGCTTATAAAGCGGATTTATGGAGATATTGTGTATTATATAAATATGGTGGTATATATGGAGATATGACACAATTATTTTATAAAAATTATGATGTTAATTATAGTAATGTAGATATGGTTTTAGTTAGAGATATCAAAGATGATGCTATGCAAATATCATTTATTGCAACAATACCGCAAAATAATTTTTTTAAATATTTAATTACTTGTATTATAACTGATATATTAAATAAAAAAAAAGGTAGATGTCCTTTAGATATTACTGGACCCAGAGCATTTTGTAGATATTTTTGTAAATTTTTTGAAGTAAGTTTAATTAGAGAAGGTATTTTTACATTAAAAGGATTAGATAACAACTATTATAAAATAAGAATTGATTTAAGACAATATCCCGGATTAATTTTTAGAAATATATTTAATAAAAAAATAGTTGCATCTACAAAAAATAAAGATCATAATAAAAATTTAGTAATAATTACAAAAACACCTAAATATTCAAAATTATATTACAAAAATAAAATTTTTAAAAATGAATAAAAAATTAAAATTAAAATAAAAATAAAAATTAAAATAAAAAATTAAAATCCATTTTTTAATAAATTATCATTTGTTTCATTTTCAATCATTTTGTTCATAATTTCAATTGTTTTATCTTTCTTTTCATTAAATATATTAGAAATAATATCTTGAACTCCATTTCTAATATCTTTATTATTTTTTGTATAATCATCAAACTTTTTATTTATTGAAATTAATTCATATTGATATTTATCTATATCTTCAATAGAACCATTTTTTTTAACACTTATTTCTTGGCATAAATTATTTAATTGTGATCTTAACTTTGTTAAAGATTGATCAATAATATCAGATTTATTTAAATGTATATATTTTTCAATATCATTTTTATAAACAATACCAGTATCAGTTTCATTTTCAATAATAACATTTAAATTATCATCGTTTTGTAAAATAAATTTTAATAATTCACTATATTTTGTATTACATGTATTTATTAAAAATAATTTTTTTTCATATGAAATTTGTGATAAATCCCAATCTTTATCAAAACTATTAGGAGATTTCATATTTATAATATTATAATTATTGAATTGTTGATTAACAGTAATATTATTAATAGTTTGATTAATATTTTTATCATCATCATGAATTTGAACAAATTCAGTGTCATTAATAATATTTGTTTTTGTATCTTTAAAATTTTGTATATTAGGATTAGTATTTGACCTTGATTTATTAGTATTCATATAAACAAATTCATTTTTGTCATTATTATATTTTGTAATAGTATTTTTATTAGTACTATTTTTTTTATCATAATATTCTTTTGGATAAATAGGTATTGTTCCATCTTCATGTTTATTTAAATGTTTTTTTAAATTACCAGATGTAGAAAAACACTTAAAACAATAATTACATTCATGTTTTTTTTTATAATATCCTATTATATTATTACTATCATCATATACACTATTTTCTTTTCGTGGTGTTAATGACTGTCTATATAATTCAACATCACTAAATTTATATGAATGTATATTTTTAATACATTTATTTTTTCTATCTAAATGTCGTATCATACCAGTTTTTTGTTTTGATATAAATAAACATCTTTGACATTGATAGTAAGACATATATTATTATATAAATTTATTTTTAAATTCTATGTATTTAAAAATTTTAATTAATCAAAAAATAATTTATTTATTTAATTTATTTATTTAATTTATTTATTTAATTTATTTATTTAATTTAACAACTGGTTTCATTGTAAATCCCTGTTTTCCATCTGCTGTTTTAGCTTTTTTTAATTCTTCTGCAGTATATTTGTGGAAATGTCCTGTATAAGGACCATATATTTTTCCTTTTGAACCCCTTGTATATTCTTGAATACTAAAATTTACTTTTCCTAAATCTAATTTTTTCATCTTTTTTAAACCTTTTTCATGTGCAATGGATGTTAATAATTTTTTTGCTGCATCACTAGGAGATCCCTTATCAGTTATACTTACTCCACCAATATTAACCTTTTTATCTTCTAATTCAACAACTCTAAAATGTCTTCCAGATTCACTTGCTCCTCCAGATATATCCATATATATATAATAAATATATTTTTTTAAATATATTCATTTACAAAATAAAAAATAATTCATTTTTTTTATTATTTAATTATATTTAATCATATTTAATCATAAATTATTATATAAAATTATTATATAAAATTATCATTTAATTTAAGTTCCAAATGATTTTGTTCGAATAACATTTCTTTCTTTATCTTCAACACTTAATTTTTCTTCATATTCTTTAATTATTTTTAATAAATATTCATCATCAATTTCTGGTAATATTGCTTCACTATACATCGTTTTTCCACCAAAAACAACATCTACCTTAAATGATTCCGGATAATATTGTGTAGCACCAACTTTACTATCTATCATAATAGGATGAAGCACTTCTGGTAATATATCTTTATTTTGTGGCGGTAATATAAATAATAATTGCTCAAATGGTGTATATGGACTATTTAATTTAAATTCATTTGCCTTTTCAATAACACTTACACTATTTTCCTCTAAATAAGCATAAACATCTCCAAATAAAGGTGCAACTCTAAATTTATAATGCCAAGACCATGATGGACACCCAACAAAATAATAATTTAATGTAAAATATAAACTTTCTAAATAATTTTGTACCAATAAATCTAATCTTTCTTTTTCATTCGAACCTAAAAAATATTCATAAAAATCAATTCTCCATTTACTATAATCATCATCATAATTAATTATTTTAAATTCTTTCGCATATAATTCATACAATGGATGATGAGGACTTGCCACATGAAAATGCGTATATCTTGCTACAATTTTTTCATATTCATTCATTTTTTCTTCACTTTCTAATGATTGAGGATGAATAAATCCACTAGAAACTCTATTAATTTCCGCTTGAATATCTTTTTTCATCCATTCATCTTCTTTTTCATGTATTTTTTTATATATTTCTTTTAAAAATTCAATATTTATTTTTGGTTTTTCATTTTTACTTATATCATATAAAACTAAATAATCTTCATAATTTTCTTTAATCTCTTGATAAATAGTTATTACTTTTATTAATGCATTTTTCTTTATTTTTAAAAATGGCAGCGACAAAACAAAATCATTTCCAGCAAAAAATGTTAAAAAAATATAATCATTTAATAATCTAATTTTATCCTTTTTTTTAACAATAATTCCTTCTTTTTCTTTAAATCCATCTTTTCTTATAATATCATTATAAAATCCATTTTTTAAATTATCTATATTTAATTCCATATATGTATAATCTTGATATAATTCATCTAAAACTTTATCATTTTCTGCTTTAATTTCTCTTATAATATATATATTCGATTTATGAGTGCATACAGCCAATTCAATTAAATCTGCATCTCTTCCATATAAATATATTTTGTCATCCTTTTTTGAAACCATATTTCTCATGTTTCGTAATATATCTAGAAATTTATGCTCTCCTTCACCAGGACTATTTCCATTATTAAATATTATTTTCATTCCATCATTATGTCTTTGAAATGTTTTTTCTTTCATTGCCTTAATAATTCTATTACTTAACTTTTCCATAAATACTGTTCCAGGAGCAATATTTGCACTTCTATCCCAACTCTCTTTTGCTTCACTTATCTTAAATTTTTTCTTTAAATCAGAAAAGAACTGTTTATCTAATATTGCTTTAAATCTTCTTGATCTTTGTTGAACCATTTTAGCTCTTGGTGCAGGACCATCTAATGCAATATATGTCATTTTTTTAGGTTTTAATACATTACATATTACATGTTGTGTAATTTTTATAACTTTTTCTAAAACTAATTCTTCAATCTTAGCTTTATTATAATCATTTAATTCTATGTCTTTTTTAATATTTTCATATGCATTATATACTATACCGTTATAATCCATAAATAAATAATCACATTCTGTTTTACCCTCTTTAACTCCTTTATGGATATTTTTATAATATTTATTATGAATAATATTTTTAAATAATGTTGGAACTCCCATTTTTATTTATTAATAATATATTAAAAATATATTATTTGATTATTAATTCTAATTTATTATAAATAAAATTAAGACCTTATATCATTTTTTTTTATTTTTTTAAAAATATTTTTTACTATTGAAATTAAATAAAATAAAATAAAATAAAATAAAATAAAATAAAAATGATAGTTTAAAAATAATTTTAAATAAATTAGTCAATATTAGTTAAATGGATACAAATAATAATGATCCAATAATTATTGAAAATTTTAATCCTAAAAATTATTTTAATATAGAAGATATAAAAAAAATAAAAAATAATCAAAAATTAAAAATTACAAATATAGGAAAATATAGTATAACAAAACCTTTACATACAAATTGGATAAAATCTATACTTATTAATTTTTTTAAAAATAAAGATATTAATACAAAAATATTAAGTATTATTGATGCTACAGCATGTATTGGAGGAGATAGTTTAAGTTTTTCTAAATATTTTAAACAAGTATTATCAATAGAAAAAGATAAAACACATTTTCAAATATTAGAAAATAATATAAAAATATGTGAAACAGATAATATTAAATTAATAAATAATGATTTTATTTCTTATATAGAAAAACAACAACTTTATAAATCATATCATGTTTTATTTATAGACCCACCATGGGGAGGACCAGATTATAAAAATGTGGATAAACTTGATTTATTTTTGTATAATAACCAAAATATAAAAATAAATATTAAAACAATTATTAATTCTTATTTTGATAAATTTAAATATATAATTTTAAAGTGTCCAATTAACTTTCATTTAATTAAATCTTATTATTTATACAAAAATATTCATTCTTATATAGCAAATGATAATAAAGTCCAACTCATTATTTTTGAAAAAATATAACTTAAAACATATTATTATAATTAATTATTTTTGAAAAAATAAAAATAACTTAAAAGTAATTTTTTATTTATGAATAAAGAATTAAATATGATATTAAATGAAAATAGTGCAAAATATATTCAACCTAATGACATTAATATACAATTAAAAGAGCATCAACTTGCTATGCTAAATAAAGCATTAGAAATTGAAGAAAATTATGAATATGCTATTATGAGAGATAAACCAGGTTCAGGAAAAACGTATGTTGTTTTAAGTATGATATTAGAAATGAAAAAAAAAGACATATTAAATAAAAAAAGAACAAAAACAAATGTCATTGTTGTCCCACAAAATATATATTTTCAATGGACTTATAGTATTGATAGATTAACTGATAAATTAACTTATTTAAAATTTGTAGAATATGAGCATTTATTAAATTTATATAATGGAAGTCAAGATTTATATAATAAAGATATTATTTTAGTATGTTCATCATTTTATAATTCATTAGCAAGTACAATGAATAGTTTAGAAATAAATGTAGATAGATTATTTATTGATGAAATAGATAATGTTGGAAATTTTATTAATCAAAGTTTTAATACAAAATTTATTATGTTTATATCTGCATCTTTTAGTTTGCAAAATAACAATGGATATTATTCTAAAAAATTACAAGAGCAAAAAGAAGAAGAAATAACTATTTTATGTGATGAAGATTTTATTGACAAACAAATTCAATTAGAAGACCCACTCAATATTAAAGTTTTATGTAAAAATATATATGTTGATAAAATATTGGTCAATATTGTATCAAATGATGAATTAAGAAATATTAATGCATGTTATTATAAATTAAATGATAAAAATTTTAGTAATGTAATAGCTGTTGATGAAAAAAATTTAATAAGATTAATTTTTAATGAAAATAAGTCAGTTATTGGTTCCTATAAATCTAATATTGATGATTGTGAAAATAATATAAATTATTATGAAGAGAAACTAGCGAAAAAAGAAGAAAATATTCAACAATTTAATTCTGAAATTAAAAATATTATAAAAATTTTTAGTTTCAAAAAAACAAGTTTAAAAATAACGGAAAATGTACTTGAAACATTTCATTTTTATTTAAATCCTATCATAGAAAAAGAATATCAGGACTATTATGATGTAATTGTAAGCACACGAAAAACAAATATAAAAGAATTTAAAATTTACATGCATAATTTAAATGAAGCTATTTATAATTTATATACTATTGATTTAAAGGATACTTTTCAAGATTCAAATATTAATGAAAAAAATGTTGATATATTAAGTAAAGTATTTAAAATTATTCACGGAGTTATTAAAAATAAACCTAAAGAAACTAATAAATTATTTGATGATTTACAAAAAATAAGTGAAACAAAAAAAATAAATCAAGAAATAATTGATTTTATTAGTATATATAATGAATTTGAAGATTATTCTACAAAGTTATATCAAATATTAATAGATTTAGAAGTTTCTTTAAAATCAGAAAATTTATTAATTCAATTAAAAAAGCAATTTATAAAATTAAATGAAGAATTAAATATTTATTTATTAAAAAAAGATACATTAATTGACAAATTAAAAAAGAATGATGTTTGTCCTGTTTGTTATGAAATATTTAATAAAGATGATTCTTATTATTTATCAAAATGTTGTAATAATAATATTTGTGTAAAATGTACTGAAGAATGGTTTATAAAAATGCTTAAATCAACATGTATTTATTGTAATACAGAAGATGTTCATATAGAAAATTATTATAAATATGATATTGATAAACAAATATATGAAGAAATGTTAGAAGAGAAAGAAAAAAAACAAAATAATCAAAATAATCAAGAAAAACATAATATTGAAGAAATAAAAAAAAATTATGAAGAAATGAAAAAAGAAAAACAAAAAATGTTAAAACTAAATCAAGAATTAAATAAAGAAAAAGAACCAGATATAGCAAATTACAAAATATTTGAAAAAAGTAAAATTGATTATTTAAGTGATTTTATTCAAAATTTAAAACACAATGATTATAAAGTAATTTTATTTTGTGATTTTAATACTATTTTTCAAAAATTAGAAAAAATATGTAAAACCCATGAAATTGAATTTGAAGATTTAGAACAAGGAAATATGAATGAAATAGAAAAAACCGTTTGTAATTATAAATATGGTAATTCTAAAATATTATTTGCTAATTCATCTTTATTTTCATGTGGAATGAATTTTGAAAATTCTTCACATATTATATTTGTTCATAAAATGGATGAAAAAATAATTGACCAAACTATTGGAAGGGCACAAAGATTAGGAAGACAAAATAGACTAACTATTATTTATTTAGAATATGAAAATGAGATTATTGAAAATGAACAATATAAAGCAGAATTTATTGAGAAAAAAATAGAAAATAATATTGATGTTCAAAATTATGATATAAATAATAATCCATTTGAAAATATAAATGATATCAATGAAATAAATGAAATTCAAGATAATGAAATAAATAATGAAGAATTAGAATTACCAACTTATGATGAAGTCATTGATGTTAATTTGGATCAACTTATAGAATCATTAGTTTAATATAAATAAAAGTAAATTAAAATAAAATAAAAAAAATAAAAAAATAACTATATAAATATATGAATTTCAATTATTTTTTAAAACATCCAAAACAAGTATGTATGACTTATTTTGAACATTTTAAATTGTCTATGAATTTTAGCAAGTTATTAGCTATTGGTGCATTTAAAGCATTTGTTCATGCTATTTTACCTGATATTTATATTACTTCTACAACAGATATTGTTGAAGAAATAAAAGTACAACTTGCTAATGCAGGATGTATTAAGGATTAATAATTTTTTGGATTACTTAACTAGTAAGGTAAAAATTTTTTTTTTATCTTTTTCTTCTGGTGTATTATCAATTAGCTCTGATTTATTTGGAATAAAAATATAATATTCATGATTTTCTACTTGATTTTTATTTATTGTCATTTCTATTTCATCATGTATATTTTTAATTTTTAAATTATCATTAATAATATCAATAACTAACCATAAATTTTCCTCTCCTCCTTTCATATTTCCTTTAGCCAATTTAACAACAGGTTTCATAGTAAATTTGACTTTACCATCAGCAGTCATAGCTTTTTTCAATTCTTCTCCGGTATATTTATGAAAATGTCCAACATAAGGTCCATAAACTTTCTTAGATGAACCTTGAGTATATTCTTGAATGCAAAATTTTACTTTTCCCATAGATGGTTTTTTATTTTTCTTAAGTCCTTTGTGATGAGCAATGGAAGTTAATAACTTTCGGGCTGCATTACCAGGACTGGCTTTAGAACTAATAGAAACTCCACCAATATCTACTTTTTTTCCTTCTAATTGAACTACACGAAAATGTCTTTCAGTCATAATATTATTTAGTTAGATTTAATTTTCAATAAATTTAATTTTCAATAAACTCAATATTTTTAATGATTTGTTTTAAATAAGCATCTTTATTTAATATATTTTTTAATTTTTTAACAAATTGCTCTAATAATTTTATATTTTGGTCACTACATTGAAATTCAAATAATTGAATTGGAATTTTTATATTTTTTATTTTTTTCATTTTAATAGTTTCAATAATTTTTTTAGTATTTACATTCACTTCTTTTTCCAAATCATTCATATACTTCATTAATTTTGAATTATTTTTAAATTCAATATTTATAGTATATTTTTTATTTTTTTTATTAAAACTACAAGGATTAATATTTTTATTACAGTTATTCATAAATATTTTATAACCATTCATAACTTTGGAAATAAAAACAAAATATTTAGTAAATGAATAATAAAAATGTTTATAATGTATTTGTAAAAAATTGACTATTTTTTCATTAAATTTAATTTTTATACTCTTTAATATATTTTTTTCTAATAACAATAATTGAATATATAATTTTAATCCAATTTTTTTAATTTTTGACTCAGCATCCATATATTGTAGAAGTATAATTTTTATGATTTTCGTCATTTAATTCATAATTAACACAAAAATCATTAAAATCAATCATATTTTTTTTAGAACCAAAATATAATGGTGTAGTTTCATGAATATTATTTATTTTTTTTTTGTTAATATCAATCATTCCATCATTCATAAAACCACCCGTTTTTTCAATAAGTTTAGCCAATGGCTTTGCTTCATATAACAAACGCAATTTATTTTTATTTTTATACACATCACATGGATACATAAAGATTCCTCCATTCATTAATATATTATGAAAATCTCCTACTAAACAACCACAATATCTACTACTAAACTCTTCATTTTTTAATTTTTCTAAATATAATTTATGCTTAAAACTAAAATTATTTATTTTTCCTTCATTTATTGAATATAAAGGATTAAATTCAGGTGTTTTAAAATTATTTCGATATAAAATAAAATCTTTCAAATACTCGTCATAAATAAAATGATATATATCATGTTCAAAATAAAATACTAAATGAACTGATGAAGAATACAATATATATCCCCCTAAAACCATGTTATTCATTTTATTAATAGAATCAAGTGATTTTTCAAAATTTATATTGTCTTGATATAAACCAAAAATAGTTCCAATACTCATACTTGAATCTATATTAGCTGAGCCGTCTAATGGGTCATAAACAAAAATTAATTTTTTTCCGCTTCTTAATTGAATAATTTTTTCATCCATTTCTTCTTCTGAGCATAATGAATTTACTTTTTGATTTGATGTTATAGCATTTTTAATAATACTATTTGAAATTAAGTCTAATTTTTTCTGTTTTTCTTGATGAACATTTAATTGTTGTTCAGGTAATTGAATGGTTTCTAAAAAAGATAAACTTATTATTTTATTAATTTGGATTGCACTATCTTTAATATTATTTAATATTTCAACAACATCACTATTACCATTATAAGAAGTTTCTAATGTTTTTTTTCTAATAAAATTTTTAAAACTTATTTGAGTTTTTTGACTTTTTATTTTAGTACATTCAACTTTATCAATATTAAAATTAAAATTTAAAAATAAAAAATAAAATGAAAATAATAAAAAATAATTCATGAACAACATAATTTATATGTACTGTTATTTACTTAAATTCATTTACATTTATTTACATTTATTTACATTTATTTATAAAGTGTATTTAATGAAATGATTTAAAAACATTTTATTAAAAATATAAATATAAATAATGAATGACTTATTAAAAGATTGTCCAATATATGTTATTAACTTAGTTGAACGTAATGATAAAAAAAAATATATATTAAATTTATTTGATGATTTAGATGTAACATTAAATTTTGAATTTTATCGACCTAACAAAAATGCTAATCCAAAAAGGGGATGTTTAGAATCACATTTGCATTTAATTAAAGAAGCCATTAAAAATAAAAAAGAAAAAATATTGATATTTGAAGATGATGTTAAATTTATTCGTTCTTTAAAAGATTTGAAAAAACCACCTAAAGATTGGAATATGATTTATTTAGGAGGAACTGTTCATAGAGTTATGGATAAAAATCACAAAGATTATTCAAGAGTACAAACATGGACAACACATGCATATTTTATTAATTTAACAAACAAAAAATTTGTAGATGATTTATTAAAATTAGAAAATTATGAACAAGAAGTAGATAGGTATTATTTAGAAAAATTACATCCAAATTACAAATGTTATATGTCAAATCCAATGATTGCCATTCAGAAAGAGGATTATTCGGATATTGAAGGTCAAGAAGTGAATTATAGTTTTATGGAATATACATTAAATGGACTTCGATTACCTGAACATGAAATAGATGAACAAGGAAATTATATTTTAAAATTAGATCCAATAAAAAAACAAGACTTACCAAAAGTATCTATTATTACTCCAACATATAATAGAAGAAAATTATTTAGTATGGCATTAAATAATTATGACAATTTTAATTATCCTAAAAATAAAATTGAATGGGTTATTGTAGATGATAGTTATTATGATTCAGACAGTGTTGAAGATTTAGTAAGTCATATGAGAAATGTAAAATATATACGATTTAAAAGTAAAGATGAACCAATGACAGTTGCATCAAAAAGAAATATTGGAGTAAGTAATGCTTCGAATCATTATATAATACATATGGATGATGATGATTATTATCCACCTGAAAGTATAATTGCAAGAGTTAAAATATTAATGAAATATGAAAGTGAAGGAATTGAATGCGTTGGTTCAACATTAATCGGTACTTATAATTTAATATATAACACAAGTTCAATGAGTAGTGATGGTCCAATATCTTTATCAGAAGCATCAATGGCTTATACAAAAAAATTTTGGGAAAAACGTGGTTTTGATGATTTATGTACTGTTGGTGAGCATAAATATTTTACAGAAAATAGATTTGAAAATATAATGGATATTCCATATAGTTTTATTTTAATAGCAATGAATCATAAAACAAATATTACAAATGAATTAAGAAAAAATGATAGTTTGTTAAAATATTCAGATAAACATGAAAATAATGGTGCTATTGCTAATTTTTTTGATACATGGGATATTGATACTCAAATGTTTATCATGGAATTAAAAAATTTTTTAAATAAATAAAATAAAAAATACTTAAATACAAATTAATAATAGCATATGATAATAATTTAA